CAAGGAGTTTGGTCGCGGTTCCAAGTAACCGTAAACATCCCGTTTAAAAGGCTTTGCAGCCCCATAGACAGCAGTTAGCCCCCGTCCTGGTCTTCCCCATACCAGAGCGGGGGCTTTTCTGTTTTCCTAGGTGGTTCCTAGAAACCTTTTATCCCATTGAGTATGTCCTCAATCTTCACCAAATAACCTTTAGATGGGTTAGGTGGAATGTTGCAGGCTATAGCCCTGCCTCTAATAGTAACAATAGTTTTTAGAATTTCAGTAGGTACCATTACTACTGCCCCTTCCAATACGAATGCCCAGTACTCAGCCTTTGTTGATGATAGCCCTGATGGGTACCACTCTTCTTTATTGTGTGACCAGCAAACTGTTTCAATATAAACATTGCCTGTTTCTTTCCATTTTAGGTCAGTTTTTACTTCAATGGTCTTACCACCAGTGAGTAGTTCTTTGACTAGATTCTCTCCGTCATGACCAACTGATAGGTCAATATCAAAGTCAGATAGTTTTGACATTATACTCCAAAGGTAATGTATCCATTGATGATAGTTGTGTTGCTGGAACGTACCAAGATTTTTCATTGTACTTGAATGCATCTACTTTACATTGACTACCATACAACCATCCAACTGCTTTGTATGGAACACCTAACCAGTCTGGTCCAGTTCGTCTAGTTTTATGGCGCATACCATCAGTCATTAGTATGTATACATCTGAATCATTATCTCTATTTGTGTATCTTAATTTAGGCTGGTCGCTAAATGTATAACGGATTTCTCCAAGACCAGGAATGTCTAATTCACTTTTCCACTTATTAAAGTGAGGAACAAAATCTGTATTGCCAATCATTCTAGCAAAAGCCAACTCACTACCAGCAGCAACGGCATGTTGCCACAGTTCCCACAAATCTCCCTCTGAATAATTTACATTGCGAGTAGGGTCGCCAAGATATGGCTTTTGTCTTTGATAACCTACCTCAACTGCAATGGCTTCTTCTTGTGGTGTTAAAGAGTACAATGTTTTTATCACGCTATATCCCATGCGATGTAGATAGGTTCTGAAACAATACCTAACTGCTTACGCAAGCGTTGCCTCTCTCTAGGTGTAGTACCTGCCCAGTATCCCATAACACTGTGCTTTAATGAATATTCTAAGCATTGGTTGCGCACTTCGCAACTCGCACAAATCCGTTGTAGCAAATTCTTTTCACTATAACTAGGCTCATCATCTTTATTAAACCATAACTCTGTATCGGTACCAGCACAGGCTGGTGTTGATTCCCACTTAGGGTAGTCTGACATTTATCCTCCTGTTGAGTAAAAGCCTGAGCCTTTGAACTGAACTGCTGGAGCAGACCATATACGTAGCATTGTGTTCCCGCAAGTCCCACAACATGGAGAATCTGGTTGATTAGTTTCAACTACTTCTTTACAGTATTCACATTTAAAATCATACAATGGCATCTTATATCCTTTGCAAATCTTGGCACATGTGCCCATAAGTTTTGTCGCAATCACAGAAATCATAGGTTGATTGAAGAACATCTTCACCATCAACCATGTCTAACTCTCTATAAATTGCATCTATATGCATACCCATATCTTCAACCATAGATGCAAGTAGTTGAACCATTTGTCCTAATTCTTTTATTCTTTGTTCATTATTTAAACTCATAGGTTTAACTCTTTCTTTACTTCTTCCCATGGTTGATAACCCTGTGCTAAAAGTATACTCATTCTGCATGAGCATACTGCTACTGCAACTTGACTGCATTGTAGATTGTCATGTGCTGTTTGTATTAGATTTACTATTGATTGTCTGGAATCTTCCCAGCCTTCTAGGTAGGACTCTTGCTTTAATATGCGTAGTGTCTTTTCCATTTCACTGCTCATCCGTTCTCTGTATTTTCTGGGTATGGCAGAGTAACCATAGACCCACAACTAGCACACTCACCGTCTAAGAAATAAAATGATATCTCTTTATTTTCAAATGCCACAAGAGCAATAAATATTTCTGAGCCACATAAACATACATCACCTATTGACTCACCCCGTAGGTCCATTGACCTGCTGTAGTCACCGTGATGGATTAAATCTCGTATGTCTTTAGACTCTTCATTCACCATTATCTGTTCTTTCCTGTGGCTCGTCTGGTTCTACCTGTGGTCTGAACCCACCTAGATTTCTAACCAGAGATGCAAGGGCACGTTGAACTTTCTTGCGTGCACCTTCTGCTGTTGTATCTAAATCCTTTGCTATCTCTGACCACTCGGAAGACTCCGTGCTATATCTGGTTCTTAAAATGTTTTGCTTGGCTTCTGTTAGTTTGTAAAATGCTGAGGCAATATCAGACCTAAGAACTAACCAGTTGTTACCGTCATTGATTTCATTTGATTTAACCTGACTACCTATGTCTTTAATCTTTGTTGGAATTTCATATGATTCTGAAATGATAGATGGTAGGAAGGCTTCGACTACTGATACATCGTAGTAATACAAGTCAAGTAACTCATAGCCAACCGTCCGCGCTTTCTCTTGTTCGCAATGCTTAATTGCTGCGTGCCTAAGAGATTTGGCTATGAGTTTGTCCTTGTCTTTTTGTTCTAACACTGACCACTCTTTGTATTTAGCAGGGTGGGTAACAAACCACATCCACAATGTTTGGCGTATGTCTTGCTGCTCAACCATAGGATATTTTCTATGATACTCAGTGGCTATGGAAGCAACAACCGACTCGTATTCCTCCGTATATGCGCTTTCCATATAAAAAAATGTTACCCCTCTGCCTCAGAAATCCCTGCCCATTGTCCACGTTGTACCAATAGTCCGATTATTGCATAGTTGGCTAGGTCTACAAGCGTATCTTCTACTGTTTCGTAATTGGGCGTGTCGCCCTTATCTACCAAGTGATTGAGTCTGGCTAATTTGTCGTGCATGCGAACACGTAGCCCATTCATAGCACCGCCAGGGGCATGGGCTATGTTAAGCGGTCCGTAATCTGCATGCTTTTTAAATAGGATTGTCAGTAGTTCTTCTGCAATCTGTTCTGCGTCTGTATTATTTTTCATTGAGTATATCCTTTATGTTGTCGTCGAACTTAAACATTGCTTCTTGAACTAACACCTCTTCGATAATCTCTTCGCCGTCACCATTGGCTGTTGCGATTAGAACACCTGCTAACATAGTTAACATTGCTTTAGCATTATCTACATTTGAATCCATCTCTAAGTATACATCGTGTAAAGCATTGAGTAGGTCAAGACCTTTCTTATCACTGATAGGTACACCTATAGCCCTTGGGTTGTTCTTAACAAACTCCCATACTGGTTCTTTACTTCGAGATACATCTTCTGATTCTTTCATTAATAAACTCCGCTCCTAAACTCTGCACAATGCTATTTACATCGTGACCTTCTGGCATCTGGACAATGTTTACATTGCCTAGTTCCCTGCTTATCTTCTTACCAAACTCTAAACCTGGAGCATCACCGTCTGCAAGGATAATCACTGTATCAAAGTCGTCTAGGATTTTAGAATAATATGGCTTCCAATTGTTTGCACCTGGAATACCTACTGCTGCATGCCCTGTCTTTATTACTACTGTCATTGCATCTATTTCACCTTCGGTGACACATATGTAATCATCTGAACCTAAGACTGACTGTGCATTAAACATTGTTGTCTTAGCACCTGGCATGCCCATGTACTTAGGGTCTTCACCTTGCATACTTCTAAAGCGTATATCAACCACACCTGATGGTGTGATATAAGGAATTGCTAGTCTACCTGTGTATGCTTCATGACCTGGAAGAGCGTCCTTCACTACTCCTAGATGAAACTGTTGAACTTCTGCGACCGATAGACCCCGTGTTGCTAGGTAATCTGCTGCCAGATTTATATGGCTTGCGTACTGTTGTGTTGCCTGCAGGAGAAATTGCCTCTGCGAACTTGAGAGCCTCACTGTAGTTGCCTCCTTCCTTGTACATAATTAAATCATATACATCTCCACCAACACCACATCCGTGGCATTTGAATCTTTGTTCATCAAAGTTAATACCTGCTGATGCATGACCATCTTCATGAAATGGACATTTAATTTTGCGCCAACCGTATCCCACTGCAGGGACGGTGGCGCCTACGTACTCTAGATAGACAGCAATGCTGTGCTTATCCATAGCAATAATCCTAGTAGTTCTTGTTGTAATGCTAAGAGCATTAAGTACTCAAACATTTTTCATTATCTCCTTTATTAGTTTAAGCCATACTGATGCTGGCATAGTGCAGTACCATTCATCTACATTTGATTTGCCTTTGCGTTTGTGTAGAACGGTACCTGTCCATGCGTTGTCATTTTTCATTTCAACTTCTAGTTCTTTAAGCCAAGCACTAAGGTCTAAACGCACATGGTCTTTGACCTCAATAGTAACGCCATTTACACCGCTTATATCGCCTTTGTCTAACTGTGCTCCTGCTATTCTGCGGTCTGCATACTGATAGCCGTTGGCTTTAAGCCACTTAACTACATCTGCTTCTGCCTTACTACCTTTACGCTTGGCTGGGTTACTCACACAATACCTTCCTGTTGATACTGATATCTAATAGGAACATCTTCTAAGTACATTGACTCAGGGTCAAAGGATAGACTGACATAGTTGTTTCCTGTTTGGTCTGCTTTGCCATATCTATTCTTTACTGGAGCCACACATAAATATGACTCCTCCCCTTGCTTCATCTGTCCTATTGTTAATACCATCGCAGGAATCTGATTGACTAATCCTTGGATAGCCGAACGTGGCTGACATGGATAACCCTCAAACCCTTCTTTAGTATGATGCAATACTAGTAGTGCTGCGTTAGTATCTCGTGCAAGATACTTTAGTTCTTTCATTGC